TCAGGAGCACGCCTCTGTATCCTCCTCGGGCCCGTCGTGGTCCGTTTTGAGCACAAGCCGCCCCTCCTCGACTGCACGGTGGAACCCGCCAATGCAGAACCGGGACCGTTCCCAGTCGCTCTCGGGGCCGGGGCGGAACATGACCTCCTCCCCGTCTAGCAGCCACTCCCCTGCCCCTCCGTACCCGCACACGTACGAGGTCGGGGGTCCGCTCGACTTCTCGTTGTGCGAGCACGAGCCGATCTCTCGGATCGCCCCGCTAAGCATGGACTGTAAGAACCGCTCATTCATTCTTGTTTTCATAGCTTCACTTCCTTCCACAGTTGCAGACTGGTGCGTCAAATGCGTGTTTCCTGCGTCGTCTCTCTTCACGTCTCAACTCGGCTCTCTTGGCCTTTCTCCGACCCTGACAAGACGCTCAGGGCGACCCAGCAGACGGCTATGTACAGGACGTACGGGTCATTCGGTTCCATGTTGATTCTCCTTCTTGCAGGGGTCGGGGGGTGAGGGCAGCCACGGGAGCTGACCCCCGACGCCCTCCTTGATGATCTCGAAGTGGCCCCAGGGGATGGAGCGACTGCCGCGGGCGAATCGGCCCGTCTCCTTCTTCTGTTTCAGGCTCGTGTCGAACTGGATGCGGGCCAGGTCGATAGCCGGGCCCAGGAGGCGACCGACCTCTCCTGCGTTGTTCCAGAGGAGTAGTGCGACCCCGCCCGCCCTGTGCAGGTCGGAGAGCCCGACGAGCTGGTGGTAGTCGATTCCGCTCCCCTTCACCCCGGCGGGGGTGATGGAGATGATCGACTTCCGCTTCTCGGTCGACTTGAGTTCCACCCCGATGTGGGTCGCCGGGGACATTCGATAGTGTCCGATGATGTCGTAGGGGGCCCTCCCCACCTGCTTGAAACAGGGCTTGCTCCCATGCAGTGCGACGGGCTTCATGGGTGGGTACATCACCATGAGGTCCGCGATCCCGGCGTTGTAATACGACTTGAACGTCTTTATGATGTCTCGCTCAAACTGGTTCATCTGAATCCTCCTCGTATCCGCCCCCGTAGTCCTCCAGGTCCGCAAAGAGGAGCGGCACCCTGCCCTGCCTGATGGCCCGCTCGGTTTCGATCAGTGCCGCCACGTTGAACAGAGCAGCAGCCAGGTGATCCTCGTCCCGGTGGCCGTCGGCGTACTTCATGAGGTGCCGAAGGGCCGAACTCAGGAACCTGGAGAGGGGCATTCCCTTTCGCCAGTTGTTCTTGTTGTACTTGTGGGCACCCTTCTCAAGCTGAACCGCGAGCCGCCGGATGGCCTCGAAGGGCAGGCAGTCGTACAACCCCTTGCCCTCCTGCGAGTCCCGTACGGCCCCGGTCTCGAAGTCCTGCCGTTCTCCGCTGTCTTTGATGTCAAACTCCATATTCATCCTCGTCGCTTCCAGAAAGAAAGTACCACGTCCGCCGGTAGTTCCCGTCGGTGTAGAGGGGCAGGTTGAGACAACGGGCGACCATCGCGAAGAAGGTCGCCCAGGGGTTCTCCTCCCAGCCGTCCAGGAGCACCACCACGTCACCCTTCTCAGCTCTCAAGCTGAGTAGCTCGGAGCAGTAACGGAGCATCCTTCTCCGCCTCTCCTGGTCCGGGGAGCGAGACTCATCGGACGGACTCGCCTGCAGGTCAAGCTCCCGGGGGTTGACGGGCTCGTACCCCTTCGAGAAGGCCAGTTCGGCGGCAGTGTCGAACTCCGACTTCTCGAACCCGCCCGGCCCACGGGGTCCGCATAGAAACGCTTTCGGTCTATAGTTACTGTCAGTCACCATTTCGGTTCCAGAAATCGGGTGGACTTCTTGTCGAACGTCGCCGCCGCCACCCCGGTCGGCCCGTTACGCTGCTTTACGCAGTGGATGTCACAGTGTCGTCTGTCTTCGTAGAGGTCGTCGTCGGGATAGTGGAGCATCAGTATGGTGTCAGCCACGAACTCGATGTCCCCGCTGTCCCTTAGCCAGTTCGTCCGGGGGGTGCCCCCCAGGTTGGAGGAGCGGTTGAGGGAGGAAAGCAGCACGACGGGCAGATCAGCGGCCATGGCCGCCGACTTCACCGCCCGCACCGCGTCCCCCACCTGCACCACCCGGCTTTCGTTCGCCCCGCCCATCTGCTGGAGGTAGTCGACCACGGCGAAGCCGATGCCCTGCCCTGCCCACTCCTCCAGGGTCGCCCGCGTGTCGTCGCCCGAGAGACCCGACCGATCGTCGACATAGAGGGGCAGGGTGGCGAGGTGCTCCGCCGCGTCGAGGGCCAGCTTCCGCTGGTCGTCCGACTCCCACCGGCGGGTGCGGAGGGCGGACATGTCGATGCCCGTGAGCCCGCTGATGATCCGGTTCCGGAGGGCCCGGCGGCCCATTTCGAGGGACAGAATAGCCGAGGGGATGCCCCGCTCCGCCGCATCCATGGCCCACTGGACGGCGAGGCTGGTCTTGCCCTGCCCCGCCTGTCCGGCGAGAACGGTCAGCTCCCCGGCCACGGCCCCGAGGACCAACTCGTCCAGGCTGCGAAGGCCGCTTGGAACGAACGCCTCGGGCTCGTCGTCGAGCAGGTCGTGTTCGGCACCTTCCCCCAAGAGGGTCAGGGGTGGCACTCGGGTGTCATTCGACACTCTCACCCCCCAACATGCGGAATCCCTCTTCGAGGCGGCGGTTCAACCGCTCCCGCTCCCGCTGGCGTTCCCTTGCCTTCCTCCGACGCTCCCGGTCCTCGTCGTCTTCGGGTTCCCGCCCCATAATGCGTTCGTCTTCCTCGGGGTGCGGCATCACTTACCTCCTTGCGGCACGGGGAACAGCTTGCTGGTGCCCTTCTTCTCCGACTTCTTCGGGGTCAGCTTCAGGTTCCGGAGACCTTTCAGGGGTTTCTCCTCCGGCTTCTCCTCGGGTCGGGTGAACGACTTCTTCGAGGCCGATGCCTTCGGCCTGCCCGACGCGGCTTCCCCGTCGTCGTCGAGGGTCTTGAGCCCTACGATCGAAGCCAATGCGTACCGTCGGGCGTAGGTCACGGCGGACCCGTAACCCTGGGGGTCGCTCTTCGGAAGGGGGACGACAGCCGTGCCGGCCAGCGTCTCGCCGCTCTTGTGGAGGAGGATGGTCCGGATGGCAAGGTGGCCTTCGAACGGGGGTTCGACGGGGAGCTGAACGAAAGCGATGTCGTGCTTGTTCAGAGCCGGCTTCACCGCGTCGATCACCGTCGCCAGGTCGGCGTAGTCGTTACCGAAGTGCGGGTTCTTGGCGTTCTTGGTTGCACTCTCAATGTCCTTCTGTGCCGCCAGCAGTGCAGCAGCTATCTTGGGGTCTACTGTGTCACTCATGAGGTTACTCCTTAATGTCTAGTTCTACTTCACCGCGGGGCCGGCGGTACATCCGCTCCGTCGCCCTCCGTTCAATCGCACCAGCCTTTTCGAGTTCCTCGGCGAGGTCTCGTCGGGCCTGACTCTTCTTCCCCCTCGCGGCACGTTTGCTGTAATCGTGCAGCACCTTTTCGAGGGAGAGGGAAGCGTGTTCCATGATGACCCCCTCGCCGACCCGTTCCCGCAGGACGGGCAGGGCACGGGTCAGGTTCACCGATCGGTTCTCCTGGGAGACCATCTGGTACTGGCTCCCGTCGCCCAGGTCGACCGACCCGCTCCGCTTGACCGTGTTCCGGAGGCTCAGCTTGAGCCGGTCGACCATCTTCTCGACGACGTAGAGGCTGTCGGCCAGGGCTCCCCGCTCGGCCGGTTCGAGGTCCGCCCACCGCACGGGCTTGTCGTCGTCCGTCGCCTCGGCGAGGGCTGCTACGGAGTTCCGGGCATAAGTGAGATAGGAGGGACAGGAGTCGGCGATCGTGCAGTACGCACAGTGCCGCCCCACTGCGTACCCTGCCCCGGCAACTTTGGCCCCCACCTCCGCAACCCAGTCCCGGAGGCCCTGGGGTGTGAAGGTATGGCCGTGGACGCTCCGATCTTCGAGGTAGACCGCTGACGCGTAGACGGTGTAGTCCTCGGGTTTCCCGGCCGAATCCCACAGGAGGAAGGCGTAGCCCGCCATCTGGTGGTAGTGGTCCCCGTGCTGCCGGCCGGTCTTGTAGTCGATCAGGAACGCCCGGTCGCTCTCGACGCTGCTCAGGTCGATGTGGCCCGTGAGAATGAAGCTGTCCGTCTCGGCCCGCAGGGACCGCTCGGTCCTGGGGTCGGTCATGTGCGACCTGGCCTCCCGCCAGATGGGGCCGAAGTTGTCGATCAGCTTGCACGCCCGGGCATGGTCGGCGTCGTTGAGGCGTTGCTTGAGAGCATCCATCGCGGTCTCGCCGGTGTCGACGAGCCGTTCCAGCTCCGCGTGGATCAGCGTGCCCAGTTCGGCGGCGTCGTTGTGCGTCTCGACGACCGTCAAGCCGTCGGGGTTGAGGACGCTGGCCGGACACTTTATCAGGGTCGGGATGGAACTGCATCGGATGACCGGCTTGTTCACTTGTCCTCCGGGAAGTTGAGAATGGCGGCGTCACCGTGGAACTCCTTTGCAGCAGCGTCGTATGCCCGGGCTGCCTGCTCCGCGGAGGTGAAGGTGCCCAGGTGCTTAGGCTGCCTCTGATGCCACAAGGTCGCTTTGAACTTGCCCGGGAACGTCGGGATGGGCTGCACCCCGCGGTATCCGGTTCGATTGGACCAGTTCTTGACGCGGGCACTCATCCTGTTCTTGGAGGAGGCGTTGAAGTTCTTGTTTGGTCTCTGGGATGTGGTGTAGGTCATGTCTACTTGCTAAGGTCCGTTGCGATATGTCCCTCCGCGGCCAGTATGAGGTCGCGGTCCGCCCACTCGGGCGTGCGGGAAAGTGTTTCGATGAGGAACTGGAGGCACTCTTCCCCCTGCCCCTCGGGGATTCGGCAAATCAGCTCGTCGTGGATCGACAGGAGCACCGGGTATCCGGCCTGCTCCGCAGCGAGAATCGCTTCCGCAAGTACATCTCTGGCAACAGCCTGCGTACAATTCTCCGCTAATATCCCGCCGTAGATCTTCTGTCCCTTGCCCGGCCCGTGGACCACCTCGCGGCCCCTCTCAGCGTACCGGACATTGTTGTAGTAGAGGGACCGACCGGAGGGCAGGTCGAGGGCGATCGTCGTCCTGTCCTTCCGCCGGAACAATAGGGGGCCGACCCCCCGCTCCGACCCCCGCCCTTCCCGGACGCAGTGCATGAACGCCCCGAAGAGGCTGTACCAGAAGCGTTTGATGTTCTTGTACCGGTCGCGGTACTGTTTGACGATATCCTCGGTGACATCGGCGGACAGCCTTCCACCTTCAGCGAGCACGGACCACAAGCTCCGCTCCTGTTCGAGCCGCTGGCGGAACCGCTCCGCCCCCATGGAGTACCCGAGCCCCAGAATCGACTCCTTGCCCACGTGCCGCATGAGCTTCAGATAGCCGTGCTGGTCCGCGGGGTCGTCGTCCGTCGGCTTGTGGATGTCCTCGCCCAGCACGCCGCTGATGAACTTCGAGTAGATGTCCTCCCCCTTCGCGAACGTGTCGACGATCTCCCGTTCATCCGCCATCCAGGCGAGCAGGCGGGCTTCGATCTGCGACGCATCCGCGGCAACGAACACCCTGCCCTCCCCCGCAACAAAGCATCGGCGGACGTCGGTTGCAATCTCCTTCTCGATGGGGTCAGTCGCGCGTGCGGGGCTGGTCAGATTCTGGAAGTTGAACCCGCCTCCGCCCGCGTAGCGGCCCGTCTTGGCCCCGTAGTAGACGAGGTGGATCGGGATGCCCCCGATTCGGGAAAAGTTAGCCATCCGATCCAGTCTGGATTGTATGGTGGTGGAGCTTCGAACCGCGAGGCGGGCCTTCACCAGCACCGAGATGTCCTTGTTGTCGGACTCGGCCAGCTTGAGGAACGCGGGGTCCGACTTGGAGATGGCCGGGATGAGCGGGGTCGACCCGTCCTTCCGGGGCAGGGCCTTCTTCATCGGCACCTCCATGCCCTGCTCCGCCAGTCGGTCCTGGAGCACCTTGCCGAACTTGTCGTTCGACATCAGCACCTCGGACGTGACGCCGCTGTTCTTGACGTACTCGGTTCGACGGGCGGTCACCCGCTCCCTGAGTTCTTCGATCCGATCGGGGTCGAGTTCCAGCTTCTGTTCACTGAAGAGACGGATCGTGTGGTCGGCCAGCCACAACTCGAACTCCGCTCTTGTAAGGGAGGGCAGGAGGGCGTCAAGCACCTGCCTCGTGATGCGGACATCGGTCTTGGCGTAGGCGGCCAGGGCTGCGAACTGGGCCTCGTCGGGCTCCCGGACCCCGTCCATGAAGTCGAGCCGCCCCTTCGCCTCGATCCCGAGACGGTCGGCGACGTCGGCCAGGGCGTTCTTTTGACCCGCCTTCGCGGGACCGTGAACATGGTTCGCCAGCAGCAGCGTGTCGATCATGTACGCCGGCCGGAAGTCGTAGACGTAGTTCAGGATGTAGGCGTCAAAGTGGGCGTTGTGCATCACCAACGTGTGACCCCGCAGCTCCTCCAACGCCTCGGGGATGTCGGAGGGGGGCAGGAAGTGCTGCTCCCCGCCGTCGTCTACGGCGAGCCCGGTGACACAGAAGCGCTCGTCCGCCACGTACTCGGGCGTGCTCAGCTTCTTGAGCGTGTACTTGTCCTTCGAGTCGTAGAAGGTCTCGAAGTCGATAACGATCGGCTGGTTCATGGCTAGGCTACGAGGGCGGTTCCGGGTGTCAGGGACAGGTAACGGATCACCTCGACGGCGACGTTCGCCCCGTCGCCGATGGCCGATGCGACCCGCGGGTACGAGCCGGCCCGGCAGTCCCCGATGGCGAAGACCCCGGCAACGGACGTGCCAAGGTCGCCGTTGAGACCGACCCGTACCCTGCCCCCGGGATCGAGCCGGATCGAGGAGGGCAGCCATTCCGTCTCGGGCATAAGACCGGCACACACGTGGAGGACGTCCGTCACGAACGACTCGCCGCACGCCAGGTCCACCTCCACGCCGTCCGGACGAGGGCGTAACTCGGCGATCTCATTGTTGAGGTGCAGGACAGCGTTGTCCCGGCTTTGGACCAGATCGGTGATCCTGTCCTCCAGATACCGCGGCATGTGAAGCTCGGACCGACTCACGAGCCGGACAACCCCCGCGGAACGGGCAGCTTGCAGGAACCCCTGCCCCGCCGCTCCGCCCCCGCCGAGGACCGCGACCCGCCGCCCGAGGCTCATACCACAGTGCCCCGGGCCGTAGTGGGCCCGGCCTGCCCGGACACACTCGGACATGCCGGGTATGTCGAGGTGACGCCAGCGGCACCCGGTTGCCAGGACGACGGCGGGGTACGTGTGCGTACGCCCCCTGTCACAGGTGAGCCGGTGGCCGTCGGGTCCGGTCTCCAACTCAACGATGCGGGACCGGAAGAACCCTGCCCCCATACGTGCAGCCTGACGCTGCATCGACGCGACGAACTCGACACCGGCAACACCCCCGGAAGCCGTGGCGAAGTTCTCCAGGAGCGGCGTCTGCCGGATCTGCCCCCCGGCCTCCCCCTTCTCGAAGACTTGGACAGGAACCCCCTCGCTTGCCAGGGATATAGCCGCCTGCATCGCCGCAGGGCCACCTCCGATAATCGCTGTGTCGAGCATTCCTCCAATATGGGGTACGTCCGGGACTGGGGCAAAAGAAAAATCCGGATTCATACGGAAGGGCCCGATAAGTCGTTCGCCGGATGTTAGGGTCTCTGTTCCCCTTCGAGCCTGAAGTCGTAGAACCGCTCCTGCCCCTCCACGTCGTCGTCGCATACGAGAGTGCCGATGCGACCGTCCACCAGCCGACGAACGGTGATGATATTGCCCCGTCGGGCCACCAGGCGGAACTCCTGCACGAGTTCGTGCAGAGCCCACTCGGATCGGATCCTGCCCGCTACGGGCTGGTTCTCCTGCTCGTCGCTCATGCTGCCTCCCGTTCCGCAAGTTCCTTCAGTTCGTCGAACAACGTAGCGAGCACCTTCTCGCCTTCGGGGTGCTTCCGCACGGAGCTTGCCAGGGCGTAGGAGATGTAGTCCAGGACCGCCGAGACCCGCCGATCCCGCTGGTCGTGGATCATGCGGAGGAAGGGGTGGCGGGCGTTGTAGGTAATCTGTGTGCTGCCCTCCTCGCCGTCGTAGCGGAAGAGCCGGTCGTCGTCGAGGTCGGCCTCGTCGAACCGGATGAGCGGAACCGGGCCCTTGGTGGGGGCAGGGGTGGCGTTGATCCTGCCCGCGGCCAAGTCGTGATTCAGCCGGACGGCGTCGGTGTCGACTCGGTCCCGCCCTCGCCGCCCACTGGCGGCGATGAGTCTCTCGGTCGGTCGGCGGAGCTTGTCGAGCAGCTTGTCGCTGGGGTGGATCGAAGCCTTCTTCACGTCGACGTGGAACTCGTGGTCGAGCGAGCCGCCGAAGCTCAGCTCGGCCCGGAAGTGGCTGTAGCTGTGGTGATGCCGATAGAAGCCGAAGGTCTGGGCGCTCATGATCTCCCGCCCGTTCCGTACCACGTAGAACCCGCTGCGGTGCGGAGCAATCCCCGCCTCGGCGTCGCCCTGGGTGCCCAGGTCGGGCAGCTCGACGACGACGAGCCGGGCCGATCCGTTTCCGACTCGCACCTCCTGGTCGAGGACAACCTCGGTCAGCTCGTGACCCCGCATAAGCGGGTCGGATGCGTGGACGAGCCGGTTGTTGACCTTGATCTTGGTGCCCCGCTCCAGGTGGTTGCGGTAGACCCGGCCCAGCTTGTCGCGAAGGGTCTGGGCGAAGCGGCTAATGTTCCGGTCGCCCATGCGGTCGACCTTGGTGAGGCGGACGACGGTCCCCCGCTTGCCCAGGGTGCGGAGCACCCGCTCGCTCGATGCCGGCTGAAGGGAGATGACGAACTTGTCCTCCTCGGCGATGCGGTCGAGGTCGAAGTCGGCCTGCCAAGCAGTGGCCCCCTCCTCGCGGGTGAGCACGTAGATGCTACGGGCCATCGACAAGCTAGCCGTGACGAGCCCCATGCCGAACTTACCCAGGTCGGCGTCGGCGTCGTGCTCCACATCAGAGCCCAGCCGCAGGGCCTCGGCGAGCCGCTCGCGATCCATGCCCGTCCCGTTGTCCGCGATCTCGACGTGAACGTGCTGTTCCCTCTTGGTACGGGTCTCCCTGACCCAGATATCGACCTCGCCAGCCCCTGCGTCGAGGCTGTTGTCGACGAGGTCCATAATCGAGGCGTAGCTGTCATAGCCCAATTCGCGGAGTGCTTCCAGGGTCCGCGACGCGTTGGGCGGGATCTCGACGTACCTGGGATCCTTGGACTGACGTGGCGGCTTCTTTACCGGGGCCGATCCGGGTTTCGGGGAGCGTGACATTGGGAGAGTTGGATGCGGGACGAGGAAGGTGCCGTTTGTACTACATCGTCACTTTACGTCGCCGCTTCTGGCGACGCAAAAATAGTCTCGTGGTTTGCGTCTGGTCCTTTGGCCCCATAACGACAAGACCCCGCCGGAACGTCCGGACGGGGTCGAGGGAGAGAAAATGCACCGGTTCAGACCGCCCAGTCGTCGATGCCGGGAAGGCCGTTCCACTCATCGAGGGTGAAGTAACTGGATTCGAAGTTCTGATCGCCGACGAGTGCGACGTGCTTCCCTGCGGGCCAGCCGGGGGCGGGGCAGGTCCATTCGTTGCTAAAGCTCTTGAACCCGGGCGGTAGGCCCTCGGGGAAGTCGAGGAAGGGGATGCCCCCGTGCGGGTACTCCACCTTGCCCGGAGCCAATGAGTTCCCGCTGAGGACGACGTCGTCAGACCGCCACACCTGGATCGCCTTGCCCGCGTTGAAGTAAGGGCGAAACGCGTTACCCCTAACCTCCAGCCCGCTGACAGACCGGTGGTCGTAGTCCGACCCGCCGCCACCCTTCACCTGGAAGATGAGCGGGGAAGCGGCTGTTCCGATGACGGTGTTCTGCTCGAAGACACAGTTCAGGAGACCGTGGTCCGCTTGCCAGTGACCGGTGATCTTGTTACCAGCCCAGTACGCCCCGTCCCAGCGAGCCCAGGTGTCGACCAGCCCGTCCCTGCCGCCCAGCGGGCCGGCACCGGCAGCGCCCTCAAGGACATTGTCGGTAACCACCCCCTTGCCCCCCTTCTGGAGGACGACGGTCCCCTTGGCCGTGTCGTGCCTGAACCCCTCGCTTCGACGGTCCAGGTTCGAGAAGACGTTGTCCTGCACAGCAGCAAAGAAGGTGCCGCTGGTCTCCTTCCGGTCCCCGGAGAGGCGGACGACGTGTTCGTGGACCGAGTTCTCCACCCTGTTGTCGTAGATGGCGACCTCGTACGAGGTGCCGAAGAGGCCGACAAAGTAATTACGCAGGCCGTCCACGTTGGGCGACGAACAGTTCTCCACGAGCAGCCGCTCAACCCTCGCCCCGAAGTTCGCCGAGACGAAACTGCCCACACGGAGGGCGGTGCAGTTGACAAGGGAAACGTCGTAGGCATGGACCAGCTCGATCGCCTGGGGTCCGTCCTTGTCGCTATCTTCCGGGAAGTGAGAGTCGAAACAGACCCGGCGGACGTGGAGCGACGCCCCGCCCCGCACGACGATGTGAGAGTTCCGGCCCTCCGCGACGAGAACGGATGACCCGTCGTACTGCCCCTCGATGGTCACCGGCTGCTCCACCACGAGAGGAGAACGCAGCTTGGTTCGACCTGGGGGGAGGAGGATGCGGGCATTCGGGACAGTAACCGCCCTGCGAAGTTCCGCTTCCGAGGTCGGCCTGATGTACTCCCTCGTATCCGGAGACACGTCGATGATGTACCCCGTCTCGCCACCGGCATTCACCCGGTACCGGCCCGCTTGGGCGAACATGAACGCAGCGTTGTACCCGTGCCGCGATATGCCTGTCTCTGATACCCATGTGACCTCTTCGTCGCTCCGGAGGAAGACGGGCCGGTTCACAGTCGTCTGGATTTCAGGGAGAGCAGTGTCGTCCCTTGCCTGCCTTTTTAGTTCGTCATAAGCAGTCTGCAACGACTGATGCTCTTCGACTAGTGCGGAAATTGTATCTAAGGCTTCTCTGTAGTCTTTCATGTTTACCATTCTGCAAGGAACACGTGAATCTTGCCGCCCGGAGCGGAGCGGACCTTGATCCACCCCTCCCGGCGTCCGTGGCGGGCCCAGGCACCAGCGTCGATGAAGGGGCGAAGGTCAGGCGGGGTCTCGTCGAGGAGCCCGGACGCGTCGAGCTGCGACCGCCCGTAGTCGGCGAGGTCGAGAAACATGCCGCGATAGCTGTCCCGGAAGTCGAGCCATGACGACTTGAGGGCGGGGGGTCGGTCGAACAGGCGACAGAAGAGGCGGTAGGCGTCGTAAGAGGGGGGCAGGGGTGGGGGGTCGGCTGGGATGACGGCGGGTGAATCAACGGTCATGTCGTGCTCCGTGGGGGAGGGGGGCGGGCGGCGAGCAGGGACTAAAAGTCATGCCGTGGCTCGTGGGGAAGGGGGACGAGGTCGACAGGCATGGCCCAGCCCTTGTCGGTCAGGACGGCCCGGTACAGGCGGCCTTCGTGTTCGATGAGGGGCGGGTCGACCTGGTCCCGCCGGAGCGTGCCGGCGTGACGCAGGGGCTGCTGGCCGGGATGGCGGATGAGGTGGTCAAGGGGGACGGTGTTGTGGCAGGGGTACTTCATGGCTTGGTTTGTATGGGGCTAATGGACGAGGAGGCCGTCTTGGAGCATGCCTTCGAGAATGAGGGGCAGGTATCGGGGTTCGACCACTGCGGCGTCGCCGAGGTACTGCGTCTCGTCGTTGAGGTGGTTGGTCAGCCACGTCCTGCCCTCCTCTGTGGCGGGATGGACCAGGACGATCGAGCCGTGGTAGCTAATGATTACGTCGGGGAGGGGTTCAGTGGTCATGGCGACTCCAAGGTGGCACATATTCGTCGGGGGGCAAGTCGTTCGAAGGTTTCCTGTGCAAGAAAACTACGAGGAGTAGGAAAAGGACCGAGAAGTAGAGGGCGGCGAGGGTGATGCAGGGGGACATTCAGGCTCGGGATTGGACGTGCCGTACGGCGGCGTAGACATCTTGTTCCTCCAGGAAGTCGGGGTCGGACCCGTGTTCCTCCAGGAGCAGGGTGGCGGCAGCTTCGAGGTGGTCGGGAGCAGTTCCTTCGGGGGCCAAGCACTCGATTGTGGCACGGAAGTCTTCTTCTTCGTACTCGTGGAACAACGTGTCATCGAGGACGGGGTACACCTCCAGGGCACGACGCATGTCCCGCACCGCCCCGACGATCGGCGTGACACCGCCTTCCTCGTCCCTTAGTCGAGCGAACAGGTGGTTCACCCCGCCGCAGGCCCAGTGAGAGAACCACTCTTCCCTGACGAGATCGGAGTAGTCGCGGGACAGGTCGCGTTTCATGGCGTCGTAGTTCGCACGCTGGTAGGCATCAGCCCCGTCGGCGAGCCCCGCGACGGCAGCCCACTGCGTCCCGAGGGGCAGGTCGCCGTAGTAGACCATCGCGTTCTTCCCATGGTTGCGGGGGTGCCAGGGCTCCAGCAGCTTGCTGGCCAGCTTCTCAAGTTCTATGTCGGTCGTGACGTGGTTCATGGTTGGTTCATCCCTTCGAATTGCGGAGGAAACACTCGTAGCAGTGGAACACATACCACCTGCCCTTCCGCCTGACCGGTCGTCCTTCCCGAATTGCATAGCGAATCGAGCTTATCGGAACGTCGTGGGCGAGAGACAAGTTCCGGATGGAGCGGTAAACCTTTCCCTCGAACAATACCCGGTTGTCGCCCCGCTCCCCGGGCTTCCGGCGGCAGGTGCACGCGGTCACGAGGGGACGCGTACGGTCCGGCTTGTTCCGTAGGGCGAGCATCTCGGCGTCGAACTTCATCCAGTGAGTCAGCTCCTTTCGCCGACGCACGTACTCTTCGGGGGGCATCCCGTCGTAGGGCAAGAGGCAGGGGTCGGTCATGGGGTCGCGGAGGGGTTCGGAGGAGCTAGTCATGATGGGCCTCGGTACCGGGAGGGGCGGGAAGCAGCCACGGGTCGCGACGGTCTTGCCGGTGCCGGAGTCGTTCAGGGAATGTGAACATGCAACACCGTTGAACGGATTGCAAAGTCTGACACGTCATCGCATCGCCAGGTCGGTGGATCACTTCAATGCCCCCACGGCATCGAGAACGTCGTCGGCGGTGATGAAGCCACGCACGATCCGGGCCGATTCGCGTCGGGATTCTTCGCCGGTGGCGGCGGATTCGGCGACGTAGGCGGCTTCGGCGGCGTGGGCGGCTTCGGCGGCGTAGGCGGCGACTTCGGCGGCTTCGGCTTCGGCTTCGGAAGGTGGGCCGCCACCACGAGCCCACGCTTCTCCCGCTTCGATCGCCTTAAGGTGTCGATGCTCACCTGCGGGGACGTGCTTACGGACGTTTCGGGCAAACCCGCAGGCGACCAGGACCAACTTGCGACGATTGACGCCGGTCGTACCAGCCAGCCGCAACAGCCAGTCCCCGCGTTCGCAGGCGTCCCAGGCTTCGCGGAGGGTCCGGCCCCTGGCCCAACGGCGGGCTTCGCGACATGCCCCCAGGTCGTTCAACAGAGCTTGAAAATCATCGGCGTTCAGGTCATTCACGTCGGGTTCCTTTCAGGCAAGTGGGCGGGCGGTCTACCCGATGTGCAGGCCGAGGTTGGGGTCGTTCAACGCTTCGCCAACGGTGCGGACGGGTTCGAGACTGCCAGCTTCGTAGTCTTGCATGTCCTGGTTCAGGTAGCGGACGGCAGTCAATGCCTTATGGAGTTCCACCGGCTTGCTCATCACGACAGCCCCTGGGGCGAGACTGCCGGAGGCGTCAGGGTGGAAGCGGGCGATCACGAAGCGGCGGGCGGAAACTTTTACGGTCATGTAGCGGATCATGGTGGTTCCTTTCGGTTCGGGGAAGTATGCGGGACGGTTCGGGGCAAACGGAAAATATTTTTCGTGTCCAGGTGGTCGCGTGGGTTGAGCGTTGTCTACTGCCACGCCCCGTGATTGAACCGAAGGTCGAGGGCGAGCGTCATCCGCCGGGCCGCTTCAGCCGCCCCGAAGGTGGCAAGATCGTCAGGCCCGATGCACATGATCTGCTCCATGTCGGCAGGTTCCTTCTCATCCAACTGAAAGACACTGAACACGATGCGGCCGCGGCCGTCCTTCTGGTTGCAGCAGGCGAGTCGTAGCGGTTTGTTCTGGGCGATGGCGTCCCTGCAGCGGTTGCTGACGGCCACGCGTAGGGTGTCGCCGACGATGTCCATATCGAGGGGCGTGAAAGCGTAGCGGAGAGGTTTGTAGTTCATGGTGGGTTCCTTTCAGGCGTAGTCAACGGGCTTGCCGTCGATGACGCGGGATTTAAGTTCGGAGCCGACGCGGATGCCGCTGTCGGTCGGGTAGACGGGGAGTAGCACGCATCTTGCGTGCATCCGGTCGTGGTCGTTGCCGTAGTACCGGGCCTTACCCTTGCGGCACCGATCGGGGTACTGCTTGATGGCCCGGTGGGCGGCCTTGAGGGCGGCGGCCCGTGACTTCAACACCTTCGGGGTGCGGGCTTCGCAGCCGACATCCCTGCCGCCCTTGGCACACATGACGTAGGCGATGCGTCCGGCCTTGTCCACGAAGAAGTGTCGCTGGTAGACGCTGCTGTCGAGACAGGTGTGTCCGTCCGCGGCGATGGTGATGATGGGGATGTAGTGCATGATGGGTTCCTTCGGGTACGTTAAGCGGCTGATTGACAAGGTTGTGGACGTTAAGCGACCGGTGGTAGCAATGTCGCCCGTTGTTACTTGGTTGGCGTGCAACCGCTTGCGAGCAGGCCCTGACGCAAGGTATTTTGTGAATACTCATGCAAGTCGACGAACATTAAACCAGTCTCTTCTTCATAATCCGCGAGGAACGATAGAGCCGCTTGGCGATGCCAAAACTTGTGGCATTCGCATTGCCCATATGTGTCAACGAATACCGCATACTGCTGAATACGGTCAGGGTTGTGGTCGATTACGGTATAGGGTTCGAGATTCATATTGTTTGTACCTTATCCTTTTTGTCCGTGAACTTAGATGATGTCGGGTTCCTTCGGGTACGCTCAGGGTCGGCCCACGTCGGGCCGGTAAGACACGGCCCCGCCGTTAGGCGAGACCGGGCCGGGTGCGGCTCATGCCGCGGCCACGAATTGGACGTTGCTGGCGTACGTTTGGACAAGAACGGTATCCTGCTGTAGCAGCTTGCGGGCATATTGGGCAAGGGGCAGGGGATCCGCCCCACCATCGGCCGCTACGGACAGCGTGAGAGACGGCTCGGTGACGAGCCGGCCCTCCCCGTTAACCCACGCCCCATCGTGACGGGTGAGACTGCACCCGCCGAACAGATCGGATGCAAGCTTGGCAATGCGTAGGATGTTCGCTTCTGCGACGTCGGGGGCGATCGGGTTGCCGTCGCGATCTTCACCGATGCCGAAGGTAATGTCGATTTTCATGGGGAGCCTTTCTGCTGGGCTGCTGGCGTGACGGCCCCAACATCCACCATGGCGGGGCGGAAGGCAAAGCGAAAAAAAGTTTTTCTGCGACCTACATAAGGCACTAAGGCGTAGGTACGTCAGATTGTCGGGGTATGGACCTATAGGGTGTGCCCATTTATTGGGCACCTGGCGTTTAGGGGTGCGTAGAGGTTGAGCAGATTAGGTGCCTAGGGATTGAGCAGCTGAGCTGGGATGTCGACCCTTATCTGCCTAGTTTTTAGGCACAACCCCCAATTCCCTATAGGAGACTAGGAGTTAACGCTCTGCGTATATGACGGTCGGGCGGACGTGTATCCCCGCTGGTAAACTTCGCCCATTGGAGCGACCCTGCCCCGCTCGCACAGGTTGGCATCCGTTCAACGCTAACGGATCGCATCGGTTCAACTGTCCGATGCGATGGCCCATACCGGGCGTAGGATGCTGTGAGAGCCGATTTTATCAGACTCCAGCAGATTCAGCTCGATACCCCCCCGGTACCACCCTTCCGGTCCCGAGACATCCCCGGAATCATATATATCCACCCCAGAAAATCTGGTTTTCAAGCCCCCACCCCACCCAACCCCCAACCGTTAGACCAGGTTGAGTCTTCGCTCTGTGACGATTAGCCGTCTGTGCCCCTTGGAACCTGCTGCTCCTCGCAGCGGCGGTGTCCCGTCTTCTCCTCGCAGCGGCGGTGTCCCGTCTTCTCCCCGCAGCGGCGGAACCCCATCTTCCACAAGAGGCCCGCGATCGACGAGGACGTCTCGCTCACAGCATCTTCATCCAGATCCCAGAGAGCAGCATGAATGGCCTCGTGGATGATGGTGTCCAGCTCGTGGATCCCGGTGAGGCCCTTCGCAATGCGGATCTCGGCCCCCTTGAGCTTGGGGTTCGAGGCCCGCCCCCAGTCGCCCCTCAGACTTGCCCCCTCGACGACGCGGTAGCGTCGACCCCGGATGACGTGACAGAAGGAGGGTCGAGCGGACCCGCCACGTCCCCCCAGAGGCCATTTTCTTGCGATCTGCTGCGTCTTTCTGTTCGCCAAGGGTCCACCTACCACCCAAAGAAGAAAACGGCTTAGAACGGCTCCTAGGTGCCTCTGAAGCGAAACGGGGCCTGGAGGCCCCTCAGTCTTTCCCCGAGAAGAGGAGATCCTCCTCCACGGAGCGGCGTGCTTCGGCGTTGCGGAGCCAGAAGTCGCCCCAGTCGGGAAGCTCGGAGAAGTCGGATTCTCGGTAATACGTACCATCGCCGACTCGTTCGGCCTCGGTCGGTGCGATGTCGAAGATCCGAGCCAGTCGAGCCGAGTTGCGTTCCCCCTGAAGCCACCAGAGACGGATGGCCGCTGCTTGCCAGGGGTAGAGCTTCTTCTCGCACTCAGGGAGCGAAGGCTCGTGGAAGACCATGTCCCGGGATAGCAAATCCGCCTCCTCGTTCTCCTCCCTCCGCACATGGCGGATGGTCCCGCTGCGGGGGAGAGCGAGGAGTGCCTGAGCCTCCTCGCAGAGCCGGCGGAGCTTCGCCTTTCTCACGGCCCACACCCCGCTGATCTGATTCACCAGGAGCTGACTGTCGCTCACCAGGTCAATGTGCCAGAAGCCGAGCCGGAGGGCGTGACGGATGGCCACCAGGGCCGCCTGGTACTCGGCTTCGTTGTTCGTGCCCTGCCCGATCTGCCCTCCCCCGTACGCGAGCACCCGACCTTCGTCGGGGGCGTCGCTGAGGCGGAGGGTGTAGCCGACCCCCATCGGTCCCGGGTTGGGCCGACAGGATCCGTCGAAGTGGACCGTGGCACGGTTCGCCTCCGGCTTGGGCGTCTCGGGCTTCACCGCCGTCGGCTTCTTCTCACGCCGGTTGGCACGGGCGTAGATCTTCGCGAACACCCAGAAACTCTACAACAAGAAACACCCGAGCGCCACCCCGCAGCCGCAGGCAAGGGCAGGGGGGAGGCTCACACCCCGCGGATCCCGTGGAGTCCTGGTCCCGGAGGATCACCTCGCGGATCTCGTTGAGACCCATTCTCAAGTAAGGGACACCCAACCCCTGCCCCTCCTCCGGCACAAAGATTCTGGTCAAAGAACTTTATCTTGCCTCGCATTGGCTCCGTGTTTAGCGTATAATATCTTTTTTACACCTGTGATACACAGGTTACATATGGTTATATCTCATGTATATCATTATGTTATACATAGATGTAATAGGTGTAACAGTTGATACATAGATTTAAACAGTAGATATATACCTGTGATACATTGTGTAACAGTTGATACATAGATTTAAACAGTAGATATATACCTGTGATACATTGTGTAACAGTTGATACATAGATTTAAACAGTTTCTAAGTATAACAGGTTATATTACAAACCAATATCATGATATTGGTTTGTAGATCTATATAGATCTAAATAAGGTACGGCTTTTTTCAGTTCGGAATGAACGTCCCGGAGGTACCGAGGGTACGCCTTGATGAGGCAGATTGAACCGGAAAATCTGTCCTCGGGCTGGCGCTCTCCTGGGTCTTGTGGTAAACTTTAAGGGCAGTCTTCTTTCGCGACATACCCCGAGGGATGAGCGATAGACTGCGGGCAGGAACCCCACCGGGGTGTCCCCTTTTGGCCCCCAAGCGGGCCCCGGGAGCCGGACTTACCTCCGGCTCCTTTTTGAACCACCATGGCTGCGACTCGTCGAAAGGTCGGACAGAAGCGGGGCCCGGGGGGCAAGAAGGAGGATCTCGGTCCCTCGCTGAAGCAGATCGCTTCTGACGCAGCCGAATCCGAGAAGCCGGAGGAACCGGTAGCGGGTCTGTTCCCTGTCGGGAACAAGGCTCCGTCGAGGAAGAAGCAGAGCGCTTCCAGCCTCTTGGACGCGCGTCTCAGCGACATCCTGAGGCGGAACCTTGCCGAGCCGGCGGACCCCGAGTTCCAGACCGACGACGCCAACGTCCAAACGAACATGGAAGTGCTTGCCGCGACGCTCATGAGAGACGCCCTCCGCGGTGACAAAGCGGCCCGTGAGCAGCTCCTGAACCGAGTGGACGGCCGACCCTCCGTCGCGGAGCCGGTGAAGGCCGGGGACTCCCGCCTCGAAGAGCAGCTCGACCACCTCGGCGTGGCAGCGTTGAACGACCTCGCCAATGTCGAAGAGTAGTTCCACTCCACCCGACAAAGGCGTTGCGACTCCCGTGGAACAGTACGGGAAGTCGATGGTCGACCCCTACACGGGGTTGGTCATCCCCAAGCTCCTCCCCGATAATCTCGCCTGGCGGAAGCGACTCCTCCGAGAGGCGAAGGGCAGTTCCCGACGGAGGGCTCTGATCCACTCCGCGTGTGCAACTAGTCCGATTTACTGGCTAAACGCATTCGGCTTCACCTTTCTCCAGAAGCAGGTGAATGAGGAGGGCAAGGAGGTGTCGGTCCAAGGGGCGGATAGCCACGTGCCCTTCATCACCTGGAGAATCCAAGACGATGCCCTCCGGAGCCTGCATGATGCGATCACGCACGGACAGGACTGTCTCATCAGCAAGAGCCGGGACATGGGGGCCTCCTGGATCGTGCTCGCCCTCTTCCACTGGCACTGGCAGTTCAAGCCATCGACCACGTTCCTCGAACTGAGCCGCAAGCAGGCCCTGGTCGACCGGAGGGGCGACATGGACAGCCTGTTCGAGAAGCACCGCTACCTCCTCCGGATGCAGCCCGACTGGCTACGTCCCCGGAAGATCCAGGACAACTTGGGTCACCTGGAGAACAAGGACATCGGATCGACCATCGAGGGCGAGAGCACGAACAAAGATGCCGGTCAGGCCAGCCGCAAGACGGCGATCCTCCTCGACGAGTTCGCCCGCATCGACGAAGGGGAAGAGATCGACCTCGCCACCGCCGACACCAGCGCCTGCCGGATCTTCAACTCGACCCCGGGCGGCCCCGCGACGCACTTCACCCACGTCTGGCGGGCCATGAAGGCGAACCAGCGAGAAGGGAAGATCATCACCCTGCCCTGGTGGGATCACCCGCTCAAGGGGCGGGATGCCCGCCCGGTCGAGGAGGCGGACGGCTGGGTGCTGACGAGCCCGTGGCGGGAGCGGGAGAAGATGCGGCGGAGCAAGCGGAACCTGGCCCAGAACGTCGACATGCTTCATGGGCAGGCCGGTGACGCCTTCTTCAGCTTCGAGGAGATCGAGAAGCACCGCAAGCTCTACGAGCGACCCCCCACGGAGGGCAACGTCCTCTACGACGAGGACTACAGCGTCGAGGTGCTGAGCCGGATCGTTCGGAAGCAGCAGCACGAGGAGATGCTCTGGAGCGAGATCGGCACCTGGAAGCCCTGGCACCTCTGGGTTCCGCTCATCGACGAGCGGCCCAACCAGCTAACCCGCTACGTCTTCGGTGTCGACATCAGCGGCGGGACGGGGCAGAGCAACAGCGTCATCAGTGTGCTCGACCACCAGACGGACACGATCGTCGCCAAGTGGTGGGACTCGCACACGGGGCCCGAGCAGTTCGCCACGATCGTCGCCCTCTCGGCTACCTGGTTCGGCGGGCAGCGGCCCCCGCTCGTCATCTTCGAGAAGAACGGCCCCGGTGGCATCTTCGGCCGGAAGCTGCTGAGCCTCGGCTATCCCTCCATCTGGTACATGCGGGTGGACTCGACCAAGCGGGCCACCCGGACCCCCCGCTGGGGCTGGCACTCCTCACCGGCCCGCAAGGAGATGCTCCTCGGCGAGTACCGTGACGCCCTCTCCTCCGGCACCATCATCAACCCGTGCAAGCAGGCCCTCGACGAGGCCCTCGACTACGCCTACGACGACAAAGGCCGCATCGACCCCGGCACCAGCTCCGACGGGGAAGGGGGCGGGCAGGCGCTCCACGGCGACCACGTCGTTGCCGATGCACTTACCCTATTGGGACGTAAAGACTTACCGCGAGACATCCAAGCCGTCAAGCCTCGCACCCCGGGGCGTACGTTCGCAGCGAGGAAGAAGCAGTGGGAGAAGCGGAAGAACCGGGAGCGGGCCGCGTGGTCCGACTAGACCCTACGATTCGGGTTGGCTCGTACGGCTACCATGTGGTAGACTTACATGACATGAAAAAGTTCAAGCAGAAGACGGAGAAGTACGACAACGCCAACCGTGGTGCCCTCTTCGAGAACGACAAAGAGGGCAAAGAATCTCGGCCCGATTACACGGGCAAGCTGGAGATCCGCGTCGAAGACTTCCCCAAGAACGAGGAGGGCAACCTTGAGGTCCGCCTCGCCGCGTGGGTGAAGGAGTCGGACCGGGTCGGGGCCTATCTCTCCGTCAACGCGAGTGCTCCTCGGGACTAGCCCATGAAAGTAGATCCCAAGTCGATCAGCAGTGCGGTCAACGCTTCGTTCGAGCACTTCGCCCAGTTCCGGCGTGCCCGATCATTCTTCCTGTCCGCCATGGTCGGCCGGTTCTACGGCAAGAACCAGGGGTTCGAGCTGGGCGACCAGAAGGCGTCTCCGCTGAACCTGATGAACTCGGCCGTCGCGACGATGGTGCCGAACCTGGTCTACAACGATCCGAGGGTCAAGGTGCGGACCGACGTTCTCGCGTACAAGGCGTACGCGGAGACCCTCGAACTCGCCGCGAACCACCTGGTCCGCGAGATCAACCTCCGTGAGACCCTCCGCCAAGCCGTCGTCGACTCGGTGTTCCTTGCCGGGTTCGTCAAGACCGGGCTCGCCGCGGGTGGGGGCATCGTCGACATCGAGGGTGACGCGTACGAGGTGGGACAGCCCTTTGCGGAGCGGGTCGACCCCGACGACATCATCCTCGACCCCATGGCCCGGGACTGGCAGGAGCAGGCGTTCATCGGGAACCGCTTCCGCGTCGACATGGACGACCTCCAGGCGAGCGGCCTTTACGACGCCGACGAGCTGGAGAAGGCGTACGAACTGACGAGTCGCTACGACGGGGCGGGCCAGTCCGTGCCCGGTGCCGAGCAGTTGGGGGGCAAGAAGTCGAACGACGAGGAGTACCGCCGGTACATCGACCTTGCTGACATCTACCTTCCCGCGGAACAGATCATCGTGACCCTGCCCGTCTCCCCGGGAGGCTTGCAGGACAAGTTCCTCCGCGTGGCCGACTACGACGGGCCCGAGACCGGCCCCTATCACATGCTCGGGTATCAATACGTTCCCGATAACCTCCTCCCCTGCCCCCCGGCCAGCACCTGGTACGACCTTCACGTCCTGGGTAACCGGATCGCCCGGAAGCTCGCCCGGCAGGCGGACCGGCTCAAACGAGTTCTCGCCTACGAACCTTCTTCGACCGAGGACGTCAACGCGATCGCAGATGCCGACGACGGGGAGACCGTCCCCGTCGAGAACATCCAGGCTATCCGCGAGGTCCAGTACGGGGGCACGGGCGATGAAGCCTACTCCTGGATGGACTGGGTGAAGCAGAACTTCAGTGAACAGGCGGGCAACCTCGACATGCTCAGCGGGAGCGGGAGCGACGCCCCCACCGCTACACAGGCGGAGCTGCTTCATGCGAACACGAGCGTCCGACTCGCGGACATGCAGAACCAGGTCTACCAGTTTGCGGCCCACATAACGCGAGACCTGGCCTTCTTCCTCCACACGGACCCGCTCATCGAGCTGCCCCTCATCCGTCGGCGAGAGGGTGTTGAGGAGCAGGTGGTTTACACCCCCGAGATGCGGGAGGGGGACTGGTTCGACTTCAACCTCGATATCGAACCGTACAGCATGTCGCGTCCGGACCCGAACAAGGAGGTCCGACGGAAGATCGAGTTTGCGACGAACGTCGTCCCAGCCGCCGCCCAGGCCATGGCCCTCCTCGGCCCCGGCTTCGATGTGGGAGCCTACCTGAAGCGGATGGCCCACGAGGTCGGGATCAACGACGCCGACGAGTGGCTGAACACGCCCGAGATGCAGGAGTGGACCATGCGGCGGCTCATGATGAGCACCGTGGGAGACCCGGGCAAAGCCCAGGCGGACCTGGCCGCCGGCATCCCGACCGCCCCCCAGCCGAACCAGCCCGTCCCGACCGCCACCGGCCCCGCCGGTGGTGTTTCACCGTCGACTGAAACCGCCTCCGCCCAGCAGGAGACCGCCGCCGAGTCGCAGCGTGGGATGGAGCCTTCCGCCCGGTCCCTTGCCCTCTCCCGAGGTTGACATGCCGATCTACGTCTACGAGTGCTCCCGCTGCCATCGCACCGAGGAGAGGCTTCGCCCCATCGCCCACCGGAACGACCCGGTCCACTGCGATTGCAAGCGGGGCGGCTCCTGTGACTTCCGGCGGGCGATCCGCAAGGAGGTGGTCGGCTCGACCGATCTGCCCTACTCGAAGCCCATCTACTCCGACGCGGCCGGCGTCATGCCGCATCAGGTCGAGTCCGCCCGCAAGCGGAACCCGGAGGCAGAGTACCTCGACGACGGGCGGATGGTGTTCCGATCCCACAAGCAGCGGGAGCGGACTCTGAGGGAGATCGGGATGGTCGATCTGGACGGTTACAACTAGCGAACAAAATCCGAACCGAACTTGCGCGTCTACTAACTATCAAGTACACTTTATAGGGAATCTATGGTCAGCGAACTTGCCCGTCAGGAATCCGACATCACGCCTGAGATCGAACAGGCGGTTGCCTCCACGTTCGACTCCGATCGGGAGCAGCAGGAGGAACTGGAAGAAGAGGGCTTGATCGGCCCCGACAACCCGGAGGGTCTCGAAGAAGACGACTCCGACGATACCGAAGACTCCGAGGAAGCGTCTGCCCCCCAAGGAGAGGACGAGGAGGGCGTCACGGAAGACGCCGAGGAAGACGCCGAGGAGGAGACTGACAGCACCGAAGAGACCGAAGCGGATGAGAGTACCGCGGAGGTCGCACCGAACCACCGTTTGGCCGCCCGACAATTCGGGTGGACGGACGACCAGATCGACGCTTTCGCGAAAGCCAACCCCGAGCTGGCTTCGCAGACGTTCGATCAACTCGCGGGGATGTTTGCCCCCCTGTCCCGCCCGCTCTCGGACAACCCCCTGCCCCCCCAGCCGGGCATGCAGGCCGTCCCACAGCAGGCCGCACAGGAGCAGAACCCCAGCGCCCTCGACCAGCTCTACGGCAACCTGGAAGAGTTCGCCGACAACAACGGCGAAGACCTGGTCGAGAAGTTCTTGAAGCCCCTGAAGGAGGAGGTCATCGAGCCCCTCCGGCAGATGCAGCAGGCGTCGGAGGCCGCCCGGCAGCAGTCCGTCGCGAACGAGGCGACGACCGCGATCGAGCGGGTTACCGGGGACTTCAGGGAGATGTACGGCACCGACGGCTCCCGCGATGCGGAGCAGGAGGCAGCCGTGATGCAGCTCGCGTTGACCGCCGATCAACTTCGTGCCGGGGCGGACGCCCAGGGTCGGGAGTTGAGTGTCTCGCAGGCGATCGAACAGGCCCACCTGATCCTCTCCCATGGCCGCACGGCCGAGGCGAGCCGGAAACAGGTGGCGGGCAAGGTGCAGAAGCGGAACAAGGCGATTACCGCCCGTCCGACGAAGCGTCGCAGTCCGGTCCTGTCCGGTGCCCCCAGTGAGAAGAAGGCGGCCCAGGCGGTCCAGCAGTTCTGGGTCAACCAGGGCGACGACGTCGAGCTGTAGAGCACCATAACTAATCCGAGGAGAAAGAATGGCTGGGATTTCGAACGAAGCACTGCGTGATCTACAGGCGACCACGCTGAAGAACCTCCCGAACATGGAGTTCGAGGTTGCCCTTCAGCACCAAGAGTACAACGTCGTAAACAACTGGTTCCCGAAGGAGAAGGTCCAGGAGGAGAGCGGCACCTCCATCGAGCGGAACATCCTGCTCGACAACAGCGGCAATGCCCGCCACACCCGGCTCTACCAGAAGTCGACGCTGAACGTCGCGGACGTCCAGCACAAGGTGACGGCCCCCTGGGTGCAGATCGAGGGCCACTACCTCATCGAGCGTCGCGAGGCCCTGCGGAACCGCAAGCCGGCCGCGTACGTGAAGCTGCTCAAGTCTCGTCGGCTCGACGCCATGCTCGCCATGGCGGACCTGCTCGAAGACCGTGCCTGGCGTGCCCCGCACAGCAGCACCGACGACCTCAACCCGCGAGGGCTGGCCTACTGGTTCAGCCAACTGATCCCCTCCACCGGGGACTCGGACTACAACGCGGGGATCGACGTGGGGGGTGGCTTCTCGGGCCGCAAGGTGACTTTCGGCGACGGGACGAGCACCGTGACCGACAAGGGTGGGATCAACCCGACCGCGGAACCCAAGTGGCGGAACTGGGCGGACACGTTCAGCAGCATCGACGACGACTTCGTCAAGAAGATGCGGAAGGCGTTCCACGCGGTCAAGTTCAAGAGCCCCGTGCTTGCGAGCGACCTGAAGAAGGGTCCGCTGAGCAAGTACAAGATCTACATGGGCCTCGACAACCTGACCGAGTTCGAGGACAAGACCACCAAGTCGAACGACAGCCTCGGCAACGACCTGGACAAGTTCCACGGGATGACGACCTTCCGTCGGATCCCGGTCGTCTTCGCTCCGCAGCTCGACGACGCGGACAACGACCCGATCTACGCCGTCAACCACAACAAGTTCTTCCCGATCGTCCTCTCCGGGGACTGGATGCGGGAGAGCGAGCCGATGCTCGACATCGAGATGCACAACGTCATCGCGACGTTTGTTGACGGCTCGTACCAATACTTCTGCACCAACGTCCGCGAAGCCGGCTTTGTTCTGCACAAGTAGGCTCGTAACCGTTCCGTACCACTGAGGAGAATCGCATGAGCCTTCCGCAATACAACGCCAATCGCAACCATATCAAGACCGTTCGTTTCTACTACGTCGGCACCGGCACCCTTCGAGTGGGGCAGGTTCTGGCCTTCCAGGAGAACGCCTCCCTCCCGGCGACCGACGTCCCGGTCCACGAGGAACTCGGGGTCGCGGTCGAGGACTTGACCGACGATAACGAGACCTTCTTCGCCGGGATCGTGCCTGGGCACGAAGCGGGAACGTCCGGGCCCCGCTACGTCGACCTGATCGTGCCCCAGAGCGGGGATGTGGTCCTCGCCGAGGTGGACGGGACCGCCGATGTGGCCGTTGGTGACCTGCTCGAACCGGACGCCTCCGAAGACGCCCTGGTCAAGGGGACCGCCGCGGTCGGCGAGTCCCTGTTCCGGGCCCTCCAGGCAAGGAGTGCGGATTCCGCCGCTCCCATCCTGGTCTACCGCGTCTAATTCTTCCCCCTTCAGCAGCCGGGGTTCGAGAGTGCCCCGGCTGTTTTTCTAGGTAGCCCATGCCCAATCCCCTGTCGTTCACGTTCGACGATTACCGGATCCGCGTGGCGGAGTACCTGGGGCTGGCTCGGTACGGCTCCGACGGTGAGGGCGACGCCGGCCTGCCCACCAATACGCACGACCTGGCCCTCGTCGGGAGGCTGGTGAACGACGGGTATCGCCGGTTTCTCGGCGAGAACCCCCGCTGGAACTTCCTGCGGACTTCCCTGGAGATCGAGTTCGGCACCGACACGGTCGACAGCGACGACTCCCGCTACACCCTGCCCTCCGATTTCGCCGGGGTCTTCTACACCGACTTCACCCCGGTCTCCCCAAGCGTTCGCCCCTCGATCGAGGAGATTTTCGAGGCCGACATGGTCGACCTCCATAACTCCAAGCCCAACACGGGGTCGCCCGTCTTCTTCGCCGTCTACCCCTCGGAGACGGACCGCCTGTGGGAGGTTCGCTTCTGGCCCACCCCGCCCTCCGGCGAGAAGATCCGAGCCTCCTACCGACGGTGGCCCGACCCCCTGGAGAACGGCGACGACCAGAGCGTTGCGGGGCCGAGGCACGACCGGACGGTCCTCGCGGCGGCCCTCGCCGAGGCGGAACTCCAGCGTGCCGACGTGGCAGGTGAGAAGGAGCAGGCGTACCAGACCGCTCTCCAGCGATCTCTCTCTGCGGACAGCTTGGCGTTCGGTCGGACTCGGCGGGACTACGGACCCGGCCCCGGCGGGCTCGGGGTCCACCGGATCGGAGACGTGACGCACAACGGCACCAGCATCTAGGAGCCCTATGACGACCTTCTCGTTCGCGAGCGACCTTCACGGGGACATGCAGGATGCCGCGGCGGTCCGGCAGTTCCGGGGGTTCGTCGAAGACTTCAAGCCCAAGGTCCGCGGCTTCGGCGGCGACCTGTTCGACTTCCGGGCCCTCCGCGTGGGGGCGTCTCCCGAAGAGCGGCTGGAGTCGATGCGGGCCGACTTCGAGACGGGCATGGCGTTTCTGGAGTGGTATCGGCCCACGTTCCTCACCCTCGGCAACCATGACATCCGACTGTGGGACCGGGTCGCTCCCTCCGGGCTGCATCGCAAGGGAGGGCCCCTCGTCGACTACGCGGAAGAACTGATCGGAAAGTTCGATGGGTTGACCAAGAAGCTGAAGACGGCCGTCCTTCCCTACGATAAGCGTCGGGGTGTATGGTCCCGCAACGGGCTCCGCTTCACCCACGGGTTCGACCGGAACACTGCTGCGGACATGGCCCAGCAGTACGGCAACGTGCTCTTCGGCCATGGTCATCGCGTGGAGCATCACCCGGGCCCGCCGCAGGGCAGGGGCGAGCCGCCCATGGCCCGCATGGTGGGGGCCCTCTGTCGTCTCGATCTGAGCTACAACCGGGCCCAAACGCGCACCCTGCAACAGCAGCACGGGTGGGCGTACGGGGCGTTTCTAGGCAAGCGAAAGCACCACGTCATGCAAGCCGTCCGCAGTGGGGGGCGAGTGATGTACGCCGGAGACTTCAAGTTCGTGAACTGATGGCAAAGACACAAGTCGAGCTGCCCTTCCCGCTCCGCGGCATCAACCGCGTCACCCGCCGGTCCGACCAGCCGGAGGGGACGACGTGGGACTGCCTCAACGTCCTGCCCTTCGATGCGACGGGGAGGGGCCGAGGCGGACAGCGTCCGGGCCTCCGCAAGCGGGCACCCTCCGCCCTCGTAGCAGCGTCCCCGGTCCAGGCGCTGGCCTATGCCGTCATTCCCTTTTCCGCAGCCGCCGCCTCGCCTGATACCGTCGTTTTCTCTGAGGACTTCTCCGACTACACGAACGGCACGGATCTCAACTCGCTCGAAAACTGGATTGTCGCTCTCAACATCACTGTCGAAGAGTTCGGTGATGCCGGCCGTGATGATCGGGCTGTGATTCAAGGCGGGCGAGTGCAGCCTGAATCGGGGCAGGTCAGTGCAACTGCGATCTACGCGTCGGCAATTCCGGCGGCAGACGTTTCGTCCGTCACGATAACGGCGACGCCCAACGTGTACTACACGAACGTCTACATTCGGGTCGGGGCAGGGAGTCCAAGCAACGACTCCTACATCACTTGCGGCATCAAGCGTGATCGCGTGTTCCTCGAAGCGAGGAAGAATCAATCCACATCTAAGAGCGATTCGGCGACCCTCTCCCCCACGTTGCCCAGTGATGAGGACGTGGAACTCGAAGTCGTTTGTCGGGGCGAGGAAGTAGTCGCCAAACTCGACGGGTCTGTTGTCGCTACGCTCACCGTCGCGGACGACTACGTGCCCCACGACAACCCGGGTTGCGGCATCAACCTCAGACAGCCGACTGCGGGACAGGGGGTCAGCTCGTTCACGGTAAAGACCGGAAAGAACCTCACCGGCTTCGTCGGGCACCGCACCCTCGCACTTTGCAGCGGGAGCTTTTTCCTCGGCGAGGGGGATGTGTACGGCCAAGTGCAAGACGGGGCAGGCGTGGTCGGCACGACCTACCGACCCACCGCAGCCTTCCTCGGTGGGAGCTTCTACGTATCCGACTTCGAGGACGTTCCGTCGGTGATAGCCGTGGAGAACAACCGGAGGACCGCCCTGTCCGCCTCTGCCGGAACAGCCCCGGCAAACTGCCGCATAGCAGCCGCGTGGCGGGGCAGGCTGATTCTCGCCTCCCCTCCCGACAACCCGCAGAACTTCTTCTTCAGTCGCGTCGGTGACCCGACCGACTGGGACTACTCGCAGTCCGACCCGGCGGCTGCCTTCGCGGGGAACGCCTCCGCGTCCGGCCGAGTCGGCGACCCGATCACGGCGATCATCCCCGTGAGCGAGGACGTGCTCATCATCGCCGGGAGAAGCAGCATGTACGCGGTGCGGGGCGACCCGGCGGACGGTGGTTCGATCGACCTGCTGACCGATGGCGTCGGCGTGCTCCAGCCCCAGTCTTGGTGTCGGGCTCCTGACGGCACGGTCTACTTCTGCGGGAGTGACGGCCTCTACCGAATGTCTGCGTCGGGTAGTACCCCGGAAAACTTGAGCATCAACGCCTATCCCCAGTATTTCATCGGCCTACAGCCGGATAGCAAGTACCTGTCGATGGCGTGGGACTCGATCCGTCACGGGGTTTGGTTGTTCGCGACGCCGGCGGCGAACGACACACCCGGTGTCCACCTCTTCTGGGACGTGCGGACGCAGGGGTTCTTCCCCGTACAACTGGCGGACAAGGACTTCGACCCCGTGAGCTGCGTGGCCCTCCGCTCCGGGGATCTCGATAAGGTCGTACTCCTCGGTGGAAAAGACGGCGTCCTCCGTTCGTTCGACACCTACTACGGGACCGAAGATGACGGGACGGCCTTTTCGTCGCACGTCTGGCTGGGCCCCGTCAAGCTCGGTGCCGGGAACACCCAGGGCATCGTTACCAACCTCGACTTCACCCTCGGGGAGCTGCCCGGCTCGGCGGGGGCGGACGACTTCTACCTCGCGTACGACGTGTATTCGGGGCGGACCGCCGAGGAGGCGACCGAAGCCGCGTCCGGCTCGGGCCAGGTCGCGGGGTACTTCGACTCACCGGGAAGGCCGGGTAGCCAGCGGAAGCGACTCAAGGGGGCATGGGCGTCGGTCCGTCTCAGCGGCGGCGACGACGAGACCTCCTGGTCCTTCGAGGGGGTGCGGGCTGACATCGAATCCAGCGGCCTCAGCAGGAAGTAGCCATGACACTTGACCGTAACGCGAACACACCGGTCCGGATCCGCCGGAACTGGCAACGGCTCCGCGACGGCGGGGCCACGGCGAGCGTGGGGACCAGTTCTCCGATCAAAAACAGCGGCTCGTACATCTACCTCGACCTCGCCACGGAGGGGGGCTTGGTCCCGATCAGCGGAGCCCTCTCCCTGAAGCTCAGCGGCGGAACGCTCGGTCTCTCGACCGCCGGGGTCCAGGTCGTCGACGGCGGGATCGGGAGTGCCCAGCTCGCGGACGACGCGGTCGGGGCCGACCAGATCGCAGACAACGCCGTCGGTGCGGACCAACTGGGCATCCTGGAGAGCAAGGGCGACCTCCTGGTCTACGGGACGCAGCCCTCCCCCCTGCCCCTCGGGTCGAACGGGCGTGTGCTCATGGCCGACTCCAGTGAGCCCCTGGGCGTCAAGTGGGCCGAGATCACGGGGCTGGAGGGACCAGAGGGACCAGAGGGACCAGAGGGCCCACAAGGTCCGCCCGGAGTCGATGGTGCCGACGGCGAAGATGGTGCTCAGGGCCCGGAAGGACCACAAGGACCGCCCGGGGAAGACGGTGCCGAAGGGCCAGAGGGCCCACAAGGTCCAGCCGGCCCAACGGGTCCGACGGGTCCGCAAGGGCCTCCCGGCGAGGATGGAGCCCAGGGCCCGACAGGTCCGGCCGGTGTCGTTACGGCCTCCAGCCCGATCACCTACAACGCTTCTACACAAACAGTGGGGTTCGACGCCGACGAAGCAGAGGGCGTCACTCGTGCCTTTTACTCCTTCGATGGGGAGGAGATGATCGACGACACCGACGGTCTCGGTACGGCCGGCGATGTAAAGTTCACCGAGAAGGTCACGATCCCGGCGAACACGCTGAAGAAGGGCAGCGGACTCAAGATCCGGGCCGGCGGGGTCTACTCCTGCTCAGGCAGTCCCGATGTTCGGGCCATCGTCTGGCTGAACGGTTCTCCGCTCATCAGTGAGCGCCTTGCCGCCGAGACGGATGCGGACGATGCGGCGTGGATGGTCGATGTCACCTTCTCCTGCAAGTCGAACACGAACGCGAAGGCGTGGTCGCTCGGCTACTTCCTCCTTGGGGGGCAGGGGAACATCGCCTCGACTCGTAAGAACGACTTCTTCGATCCGACCGTCGCAGACGAGATCGAGGTGTCCTTCCGGATCTGGACCGCCAACGCGACGAATGAGGCCAAACTCACAATTTTCACCGTCGAGCAAACTTGAAACTGGCGCGACAGTTCGTCCTGTGGTATACTTATAGGTAGAGCTCATGCAACGACTTGGCGACATAGACCTCCGCAACCCCCAGTCGATCGTCTCGGCCGTCCAGAAGCGGCAGAAGAAGGCGAACACCGCCAACGAGCAGCGGTACGACCAGGGCTTGGGGGTGCTCCAGCGGGCTCAGCAGGGGATCACGGGTGCCGGAGGCATCCTGCCCCAGGCGGAGGCCAACTCCCGCGGGGCGATCATGGAGGCCCTGCGGAACTCCTCCGGGGTCGGTGAGACGGCCCAACGGCGGGTGAGCGAGCAGGAGCAGAACGCAAGAGGGGCGACCCAACAGAGCGCGATCAGTCGGGGCCTGGGCAACACCACGATCCTCGACTCCCTCCAGCGTGGGGTGCGGCGGGACGCCAACGACGCGAGGGCGAACATCGACGAACAGGTGGCTGCCCGCAATGCGGACCTGTGGCTGAGGATGGCCCAGAACAACGCCCAGTTCGGGCAGGCCCAGGCGAACGCGACACGGGGCATGGCGGGGGACATCAGCCAGTTCATTGCCGCCCGCAACGACGTCGGTCCGAGCCTGAACGACTACGCGGGCTTGATCCAGCAGGCCATGGCGGCTCCCGACCCGAACGCTCCCAAGCGGACGTCGAGGGTCATAGGGGGCAGTGTCTTCGGAGGAGGTGGGGCCCTCGGGTCCAGCCCCTTTCGGGCCGGGTGGTCGAAGTAGCGGCGGAGGTGGCGGCGGGGGGAACATCTCCAACGCGGTGAAGGCCCAGTCCTACACGATCAACCGGGGCGGGAGTGGTCCGATCAGCTCGGCGACGGCCAGTCGCCCCGGCCTGAGTGGTCCAGCCTCTGCTCCGGCGTCTTCAACTTCCACCCCGGATCCCCTTGCGTGGGTCGGCGATTCGCTCGTTCAGGCGAAGGGGGCGAAGGAGGTTGTGGAGAAGACGCCGCTGAAGTGGGAGGGCAACAAGCTGACGAACACGAGTTCCAAGCCCCCCTGCGTGAAGTACAACTGGATGCGGCACCACGGTCTGGATCCCAAGAGCTCGAGGTTCTGTCAAGACTAGATGGCCATCACGATCAATCATAGTCCGGTCGGTCTGGCCCTCGGCCTCGCATCGCGAGCCGGGGAGGGTCAACGCCGTCGACAGCAAGAGCAGGCGGACCTTCAGTTCCTGGGCGTCACCAACCAGCAACGGGAGATCGCCAACCGTCAGCGGGCCACCGAGATCCAGGCGGCACTTCAGCGGGACGCCCTATCGGCCAAGAACCAGCAGGCGGCTGCCGAACTGTCTGCCCGACAGGGCCAAGCTCAGGCGGACCTGAACTACCGCCACGCCGCACTGGCGGGCGAGAACCAGTACCGCCAAGCCCGGATGCAGGACTCCTTCCAGGACAATGTGCGGCAGGCGGGGGAACTTGATCTGCGGAGCCAGCAGTTCCAGGCCCAGCAGGCCCAGCGGGGCCAGCGGGAGCAGGCGGCCCAGCGGTACCTCTCGGCCCTGCCCGAAGACCAACGCCAGCAGGCGATGGACTTGTTCAGTGCGACCGGCGGACTCCAGCGGATCCAGTCTCCGCAGCAAGCTGGAGCCCCCGGCGGACCCGACGCTGACGACGTTCTCCGAGAACTGCGGCGGGAGGCGAGCCGGATCGAGTCGATGGAGCAGGAGGCCCGCAAAGCCTTCGCCGACTCCCGGTTCGACGAGACCAGCTTCGACCGGGACCAGCTCCTCGCCGAGCCCTCGGACACCGTGCGGGGTGCGAGGAAGGGCCGGGAGGAGGAGTTCGCCCGCTCCCAACAGGCCATGCAGGAACTTGCCCTCCGTCGGGCACAGCTCGACCAGGCGATCCAGGAGCGGATGGGCGGCCTCCTCGGAGAACCCGCCCGGGTCGATCCTGGGGTCGTCGAGCAACTGGCCCAACAGCCACCCCCTGCCCCTCCTCCGGGGGAGAGGGGCGGCCTCCCCGTCGTCAACACGATCGAGGAGCACGCGGCTCTCCCCTCCGGCACCCAGTACATAGATTCCCAGGACGGGCTCACTTACACCAAGCAGTAGCTCATGGCCAACCGATTTGGAGACGCACCCGCTTCTGCGGCCCCGTCCCGCCCCGCCGGCAACCGGTTCGGGGACGCTCCCACTGTGCAGTCCCGGATGGGGCAGCTCACGCAGGGGCGTCTCCAGAACACCGGGATCACTCCGGGCAACGCGGTCGAGTGGGCGGCGGCACATATCCAGGCTCTCAACGAGAAGGCGGACCTGGAGGGCAGACCCCGACCCGACACGGACCAGCAGCTCGCGGTCCAGGACATCTACAAGCAGGCATCCGGTCGGGACGACCTGAGCAGCCGGGACTTCTACCAAGAAGCCCGCCAGCTCCGGCGGGACCAGCAGAACGAGACGATGGCCGGGCGGGCCCAAAACATCGGGCTCAACTTCCTCTCCAACATGGGCAACACGGGGTACAGCCTCGCCGCTACTGCGGCGACCCCCTTGGAGCTTGCGACCGGGGTGGACGCGACGGGTGCCATCGAGAGCGGGCGACAGAACACGCAGGCGTTCCTCAACCCCGCCGGTGGGGTATCCGGCTTCACAGGCAACGTGCTCGCCGAGGGGGCGAAGGTCGCCACCGGGGCCCGCTACCTCGGGCCGGTCGGTCTCGGTGCGGCGTACGGGGCTCAGGGGTTCGGCGGAAGTCGACTCGACACGCGTGCCTTCGAGAACCGGACCGGGCAGGACGTGGGGCTCGCTCGGGAGCTTGGGACCGCGTCGGCGGTCGGTGCCGTCGAGGGCGTCAGCGGCTTCGTGGGGGGCAAGCTGTTCGGGGCGTTGGGCAGGCAGTTCCAGAAGCTCGCTCCGGCCCTCTCGAATCTGGCCCGGACCCAGGGTGCGGGGGCGACGAAAGTGGCGGTGCAGGATGTGCTCCGCCGGATGGCGACGGCGGGCGGGATTGTTCTCGCCGAGGGCGGGGAGGAGGCGGCGACCCAGGTCATCACCAACAAGATCACCCAGGTCGGGGTCGACCCGGAGCAGGCGGTGCTGGAGGGCGTGGCTGAGGCGGCGGCGATGGGGGCGATCATCTCGGGCCCCGGTGCGATCGGGAGTATGCAGCGGTCCGCCGCCCAGAACCGGGCGGGCCCGGCTTCCAGCCTGGACGGCATGGAGCAGGTGGCGGCACAGGACATTCAGGCCCCCGTGGAACAGCCGGGTATAACCCAGGCCCCTGTGGAACAGCCGGTTGTACCCCAGGCCCCAGTAGAGCAGCCGGTTGTACCCCCGCCTACGCAACAGCCGGAATCGTATGCCCCGCCCGCGGAGCAAGAGGCTGTCCCGCCACCCGCAGAACAGGGATCAACGCCACCCCTGCCCCCCTCTCTCAAGACAGCTCCTCTCAAGCACCGGGTACATGACGGTGCCAAGAGCCGGTCGGTCGGGCTTGAGTTCGAGTCCGACCTCGACAAGGCGCTCTATGTGGCGACCCAGCCGAGGAGGGGGAAGCTGCAAACCGAGGCCCAGAAGTATTTGAGGGACAGTGGTTTACCGCCTGCGACCGTCATGTCCGATGCCGTTCGGCTCCGGGATCTCATAGACCAGGGTGCCGCTCGATCCGAGCCCGGCAGTGCTCTTGTCGTACCCCGGACGCTCCAGGCCCAGGAGGCCACCCAGGAGGCTACCCAGGAGGCCACCCAAGATACACCTCAGGTCCAACCTGAGCCGGTCCAAGAGACACCTCAGATTCAGCCTGAGCCGATCCAAGATACACCTCAGGCTCAGCCCGTCGAACTCCCGAGGATGCGGGGCAACCGCCGGGACGTCGGGGGACAGCAGTCGATGTTCCTCCCCACCGACATGACGGCGGCGGTGGAGGGGCTGCGTCAGCCGAACGTCGATCGGGCCGTGAAGGCGGTGAAGGACAACATCCGGGGGTTCAAGCCGGCGAAGCCGCGGAACCGCCAGCAGGCCAAGGCGGCGGAGGCTCTCCGGTCCCGGGGGGTCGAGATCGTCTACTACAAGGGGGAGGGCAGGGGGTTCCGGTCCCCGCAGGAACCTGGGGTGATCTTCATCAACCAGAATCAGGCCGGTCGCGGGCTCCGCGACACGGTCGCTCACGAGTTCGCTCACGAGCTGGCGGCGAGCCGCCCCGAGCTGTTCGCGGAGTTCGTCGAGATCCTCCCGGACAGGCTCCGGAAGCAGGCGGAGTCCTGGTACCTTCAAGCGTTCCAGCGTCAGCGTCCGGGGCGGACGCCGAACAACCTCTCCGAGGAAGGGGTCACCACGCCGTTCGGCATCGTCGCGATGGACGATGCGGCCTGGGACAGCCTGGTGGGGCAGCCTTCGCTTGGCGAGCGGATCATCCGGGCCTTCCGGGACTTTGCCCGCAAGCTCGGGATCAACCTCGACGACCCCGGCGACGCGAACCCGCTCCTCTACGAGGCGGTCCAGTCGTTCTCGGAACGGCTCCGCCCTGCCGTGCAGCTCGCCTTCCAGGAGACGGCCGACTCTCCGATCCGGCAGCAGGTCCGCGACGAGTGGTCCGGGATGCGGACGCAGGAGGAGGCCCAGCGGACGTTCGAGGGTGAGCCGCGTCGGGGGAGCACGCACTCCGCGGAGAGGCTGGAGATCGGACCGGCCAACGATCCCGGCTTCGACCAGCAGGAGACCGACACCCCTGCCCCCTCTGGTCGAATCGAGATACCGGCCCAGCAGACCGAACCGGACTACCTCCCACGCGACCCGGAAGCCCGACGCAAGGCAATGGAACCTCTGCCTACTACGGACCTCCGCGAGGAAGCCGAGCGGCCGTCTGTCGAAGAGGGCCTGTTCGGTGTCGCCAGGAAGAAGACGCAGCGGCGGACGACGGTGGACAAGATCGCAACGGCCCTGGAGGCTCGGACCCGGAAGGCTGTGGGCAAGGCGAAGTCGAAGAAGGAGCGGCTCGACCGGTTCGAGTACGTGGCGGAGCGGGAGATCGAGTACCAGTTGAAGCGACCGGAATCGGGTCTCGATTGGTACGACCAGAACCTCACACGGTTCCGGGACACGATGGTCGCCCGGAGACCGGAGCTGGAGGACGATGTCCAGTGGGACTTGTTCAACTCGGTCGTCGGCGTGATGAGCCAGGGCAACAAACCGGCCCCGAACCTCCGGTTTGCTGAGCAGATCTGGAAGATTTACAAGGAAACGGGCACGATCCCGCTGAAGCAGACCTCGGGCAAGAACTGGCCCGGCAACGCCATCGAGTTCGGTCTGAAGAAGATCGACGCCCTCGTGAAGGACAAGGGCGAGGCGGGTGCCGTCGAGTGGATGCGATCGAAGCACACGCTCGCCGAGATCAAGGAGACCAAGAACCGCCTGGGGATCACGGGCGGGATCGGAGGCCGGGCGACCGACTCGGTTCCGGGGGCACTTGTTCTGGGCCCGAAGATCGGTCCCTTCGTGCTCATGCTTCAGCGTGTCCCCGGTGCCACGGTGAAGGACTTGTGGTTCAGCCGGACGTGGAACCGCATCCAGGGAACCCTTGTCGAGAACGGCGAGACGGTCGACGCACCCCGCAGTGACCGGGAGCGGAACGAGATGGAGGAGGCCATGCAGCGGGTGGCCGATAATCTGGGGATTCGCCCCGCGGATGCTCAGGCTGTACTCTGGTTCTACGAGAAGGAACTCTACTACACTAGAGGGGCTGAGCTAGACCTTGGCAACTACGCGGATGCGGCCGATAACCTGGGAGATCCCGATGGCAGACGAGAAACGAGACCGGTACGGACTGACAGCGAAGGAACGGGAGGCGGTGCTCGCCCGAATCGAAGCGAGGGAGGGCCAGAATCCCGAGATGGAAGAGAAGGCACTGAAGATAATGCACGCTTCAGTGAGCGACTTGATTTCTCGCCCGACGTTCGATCGGTTGCTCGAAGCAGGGGAAGACTCCCGCAAGAAGTAGCCGACGCCAACCAAGATCGGCAGGGGGAGCAGTCCGCCGAGATCAAGCGGAGTGGGTTCCGCGTCAAGGAACTTGAGCGAGCGATCCGCAAGGTCCACGGCGTCGCCCCCCAGAAGCTGAGTGCCGCCGAGGTCGCCCGACTGGACGACGCTCTCAAGGGCCGAGTGCCCTTCTCCGAGTTCGACCCCGAGGTTGCCAAAGCCCTTCGGGGGATGCGGGAGCACGTCGACGACCTTTCGACGCGGCTGGTGGGGACGAACCTGGTCTCCCCCGAACTCGCCGAAGTCGCCGGCGAGAACTTGGGCACGTACCTCAACCGGTCGTACCGGATCTTCGACCAGGGGGAGAAGTGGACGAAGTCGATCCCTTCGAGCGTGAAGGCCAACGCGGTCCGCTTCATCGAGGAGCAGCTCGAGCAGAGCGGCCAAGACCCTGCCCTCGCCCCGATCCACGTCGAGGAGCTGCTACAGGACTGGAAGCAGGGCGGTGTCGACAGTCTCTTCCGCAAGGGGAAGCTCGGCACGAAGAACCTGGCGATCCTCAAGAGGCGGAAGGACATCGCACCGGAGATCCGGGCCCTAATGGGCGAGTACACCGACCCGTTCACGAACTACGTGAAGTCGGTCGCCAAGACCTCTGCCCTCCTGGCGAACCACGAGTTCTTGAACCGGGTGCGGGACGAGGGGCAAGGCAAGTGGCTGTTCGACGACGACTCGGCCAAGCCGGGGTACACGACGCAGATCGCGGCGGAGGGCTCACACACGTTCGCCCCCCTCAACGGCCTGCGGACCAGTCCGGCGATCGTCAAGGCGTTCGAGGAGTTCGGCGAGAGCGGCCAGTACCCGATGTGGGCACGAGCGCTCATGAGCGTGAACCTCGCGGCCAAGTCGAGCAAGACGATCACCAGCCTGATGACCCAGGCCCGCAACCTGGCGGGCCAGCCGTTCTTCAACCTCATGTCGGGGCACTGGAACGCGTCGAAGTATGGCGGCTCCCTGCGGACCCTGGTCGACGACTTCCGGAGCAAGGGGTCGCAGGAGAGCGAGGCTTACATCGAGAAGCTCCATCGTCTGGGGGTGCTGGGGCAAGGGGTTCGTGCGAACGAGGTACTCCGCGATCTCGACGACATCGGCCTCGACACGGAGTACGCGAAAGCCGGCCACGTCTCGGGTGCCCTCGGTGCGTTCAAGCGGGCGATCCGGGTGCCGGCGAAGCTCTACCAGACGAGCGACCACCTCGGCAAGATCTACGGCTTCCAGAACGAGCTGGCACGGACGAAGAGGATCCATCCGACCTGGGGGCTGGAGAGGGCGGAGCGGTACGCCGCGGAGCGGGTGCTCAACACCTACCCGACGTACAGCAAGATCCCGCCCGCGATCCAGAAGCTCCGGCGTCAGCCGTTGGTCGGGCCGTTCGTCAGCTTCTGGTGGGAGACGCTGCGGACCACGGGGAACTCGATCCTCTACACCGCCGAGGATCTCTCTGAGGGCTACCGGAGCGGGAACAGGGCCCAGATGCGAGCCGGTGCCGAACGTGCCGCCGGCCAACTAGCTGCCCTAAGCCTGCCCCTCGCTGCCCAGGAGATCACCAAGGCCCTGCTGGGGATCAGCGACGAGGACGAGGAGGACTTCCGCCTGTTCGTCGCACCGTGGGAGAGGGGGAGCGTGTTCATGTTCCTCGGCCGCGAGAACGGCAACACCCGCTACGTCGACCTGAGCAGCTTCAGTCCGTACTCCGCTCTCACCGACCCGTTGAACCGGGTGTTCGGCGGCGACGGAGCGGTGCTCGACCGGATGACCGAGGCGGTCGCCGAGTTCTTCCAGCCCCTCGTGGGCGAGGCGATCTTCACCGGGGCGTTGCTCGACGTGGCCCGGAACAAGACGAAGACCGGGGCTCGCGTCTACAACCCGGAGGACAGTGTCCAGGGACAGTGGGAGGACCGCCTGACGCACATGTTCGAGGCCCTCGAACCGGGCACGCTCGATCGGATGCGGAACCGGATCATCCCCGGTATCAGGGGCGAGGAGACGAGCTACGGCGACAAGATCCGACCCGTGGACGAGATCACCGCGGAGGTCACCGGCGTGAAGGTCCGGTCGCTCGACTACGGCACCGGGCTCACCTTTCAGGCCCGGGACTTCAAGGAGTCCGAGGGGGATATCCGCCGGTTGTTCCTGCGGGAGCTGTACCGTCCCGGCTCCCCGAGGGACAAGATCCTGGAAGCCTATCAGGAGATGGAACAGCGTCGGTTCACCCGCTGGGTTGATATGCACCGCCGGGTCGCCGCCGCGGGCCGGGCCGGCGTGGGCCGGGCCGAGATCCTCGAAGCCTTGGAGGGGGCCAACCTGAGCCAGGCGGACTCGGCTGCCCTGCTCCGCGGCGTCTACGTGCCGCTCGACATCGGTGGGCAGACCGTTGCCGGTGCGGCGAGACAGAGGGGCAGGGATGAGGTGCCCCTCCGAGAGATGGCAGACGTGTTCAAACGGTACGCAAGGCGGCCACTAAGCGAGTGAGGAGAAAACCATGGATCTGAACAATCTGGACGACGCTGAACAGTTCCAGCGGATGTTTGTTACCCCACTCATCGAAGCCGTCCGAAAAGAGATATGCCCTCTCATTCGACAGGTCGAAGACAATGAGGCACGGATCAAGACGATGGAGAAAAACCAGAAGCGAGCACTGATCGGGTACGGCGGCATCGTTGCCGTCGCGGCGTTGCTTGCCACACTGCTGAAGGAGTGGGTCCAGAATAACCTGCCCTTCTAA